GCGCGAAGCATCAAGGTTCCTGACGATGGACACAGGAGTAGGAAAACCATTATCTCTCTGTCCATATCCATTCTGACTATTATTAGGTGAATAATTCGCTATCGATGGATCGTACATCCTCCTGATTGACAAACGAGGATAAAAGGAATAAGGCGGAGCCTCACAATGAAGTGAGTCAAAATTCGTCTTTATCCTGTGGTTCGTCAACGAGGAGTTATTCGCATTGTAAAGAGTATTTACAGGTGAAAAGGTGGACTGGCTGTCATTGTTTGACCAATACATGCTCATGCCTACTCTATCCATGGTGTCAGTATACAAATGGTATGCTGTCGATCCATGGTAGTAAGCAAAGCATGCAGAGGCCAGACCAGGACGTGATGCCGTGGCCCACCGAGTGATGTTCAATGCCATTGGAACCGCATTCGGAAAAGTTGGAATGTAGGGAAATGGTGGGTGAGCAGTCTCAAATTGACCGCCCGAAGCTATGTCAACTGTAATTGCTGTTGGGCACATTATAATCTGCTTTACAGATTGAACGGATTCTCCAACAGTATACTGTTTGACATCACTATTTGCGACACCCAAGGTACCTCCGGACTGCGTCAACACGGTCAAACCAGTGTTTCCAGTACAAGGCACCTGTGTGGGCGCACAAGGGACGGCAAATTCGAAATCATCACCCGCACATACCTCTAGCAATATTGGTATGGTGGTAGCACACTCACCGTTCGCGATCAAAGGGTCGAGAACTGTGAGAGTTATACCACCGGTATACGCGTTTATACCAGTCCACAAATACGGGGACAAGTAGGGCACTTCAAACTCGAAACTCGAACTGTCGCGCAAATCAAAGACTTTGGTGTAAGAAAATGGTTGGGGAATCCCACCACCACCAATCTCGATTGCTGCAACATTGTCCAGGTTACGTGTCGTCCTGCCCACTTGCCTAGCATTTGGGACAAACCCAGCTATAACACGACCAGCATGAAACTTAGACTTACCAAAGGTAAACCTAAATTTCAATGAGCCTCTCCACTGACGAAAGAAATTAGCCCAGTACATTAATGTGCTGGGAATAATTGAATTCGCAGTAGCGGAACTAAATGGTGGTGCTATATTGGAAAACGGTCGCGTAGTACCAGTTCGATACCAATAATGCATGAGGCACGTGTTCGATGAATAGAGAACGGTACCCATAGCATCCGTTGTTGCAATGGTGAACAAATTTATTTGAGACCACTTACTGAGAACATACTTGAGAGACATTTCATCTATATCCATGCCGCCCATAGTCGAATCAACAGTGAGCTGATTATCAGCGGTGACAGCTAAAGAGAAAGCCTGACTAGGCATATCAACATTGGTTTCACCGACGTAATCAGACCTATAATGACGCACGGGCATGCTCCTATCGCGTGGTCTGGAAAATCCAAACACAGAAGCCACATTGGCTGCTAAACCAGTAGCCCATGCAGCAGGTCCTGCAACAGTGGAAAGCAAAGGAACCTCGGACAACATACTAGCGGACGTGGACAAGCGTGATAGCAAACCGGATACAACACCGGTGTGCTCTTGCTCACGTACCGTAGCCTTGCTGACCTTCGGTTTCTCTGTCCTTCCACCGGACTGAGCCAAAACGAAGTTCTCTACTAATGGCCTAGAGCCAATCAACTCTAAATTCTCTAAATGCACAAAAACTCTATAAGTTGGAGCGGGAGAGGATGTTAAGGTTGGGGTAGGCACAATTTGTGCCAACGTCAATGCTCCATAAATTCTAAAAAGGTCAGATGCATCCAACGCCATATAGTCGACAGGGTAAAGCCAAGGTATGGTAAACTCGGTCATGGTTTGCTCTGCTATGTCCAATCTCACATGAGGTAAATTAGTAGACAGCTGCGCCAGATTGGTTCTACAATACTGGAAATTATCAGTGTTAGAACCATCATACTGGAAGGCTGTAACTAAAACACCTCCGTGAAAAGGATTAGCAGCAACCGTAACACGAACTACCAAATCAAAGCGGATGCCCTGAACTCCTGCCAACCTACTGGTCATGGTCGGGAACCATGTGTTGATCAACAAAGGCGTTGTGACATTGACATTGACTAAGGGAGTCACAGAGTTGGCACAAGATCCAGTATACACAAGACGAGGTCGTCTAAAATACTCCTTCAAGTCTTGATAAACTGGATCACCTGACGCAAAAGCGACAGTTGGAGCAATAGGAATCTTGGAACAAACACCAGCCTCATCGGCAAAGGAAGTCGCACCTGTAATCTCAGGTGCGGCACTAATACTAAGTCCTTCTATTTCTGCACACACAGTATCTTCAGCTATTGTTTCTAAATTACTAGCGAGTCTAAAATTACTACGTGGGTCAAACTCAACAACCACGCGTCTAGTGCCTCTCTGGATAGTCCTGAGTAGTGGCTAGCGATGGTAAAATGCTGGGTTGCACTAGGTATTTCCCCAGCAAGTCCAGTCCTAGTACCACGCATCATTGCGGGATTGTACCCACTGATACGCGGCCTCCCTAGTCCTAAAAGGAATCTGGAGACCTTCCGCGAGAGAAAACTTCTCAATCGCTGGATAGAACTCATCCCACTTCTTAGGTTCATGGAGCGAGAGCTCGCTAAGCGTCTGCTCAACATTCCTATACAGGTCCGTCCGCACATCCTTTGGGTTTTTAAACCAATATGACGTGTAGAGGAAACTGTTGGGATCGAGGGGGGCAACCCAGCCCCCATTCGCAGCATCGTCACGCACAAAGGAGCGCTTCAAAAACGTGATCTGATCAATGGTTTCATAAGGCACAAGCTCGGAGTCCTTCTTATCTGACGTATAAGTCAGATTGAACAACTCCTTCATGGCTTTTGACACCGTCACCTGGTTGAATTTCTCAATAGTTGAGTCATCAGCACCGTTGACGTTGTCGTCACCAAATGTGTTTATGAAAACATGATCCCACATGTCCTTGAAATCGCCAGTCAAGTGTGCGTAGCAAGCCGTAAGGGTGATGAGGGAATAGAAACTGTTGACCATGGTAGTCAAGGGATGGCCACTTGGAAGGGACTTATTCCATTGAACGATGTATTCGAGCTTATTGCCCACTCCTGTCAAATGGCGGGAGTGGACAAGATCGAGCCAGAGCATCTCTCGTATTTTATCATCTTCTGGTTTCCAGGCGGGATTGTTTTCACGATACCACCTGTTAACCACTCCGAGAATAGCATACAGGATATACGCTTGCTCACTCGCATCAAATCGGGAAAAGTCCCCGGCAAAAACCTTACCACCTTTGGCAGTCAGCTTCTCAGCCAACACATGCCAATCAGTGTACGGGTTAATGCCAGGTGCAAGACCACTCTCAACACAGGAAGCAAACATTGCCGCGAGAAAACAACCAAAGTACATTCGCACCGCGATCACATAATCGAGGGGCGAACCACTTATGGCTCTCGTGGCAATGTTCTCCACTTTCTTGAGAGGTCGCAACTCATCCTTCAGGAAGTCCATACAAACAACTGCAGGGCGATCACCTCTTCGACACTGATCGATCATCTTCTCGACCCGGTCTCTGAGGTACTCACAATGCTCGTTGTTCTCTGGAGTTTGATATTCTCCTTCCTTCCCAAAATAAGCTGTCTTGCCAGGATATTCCGGCTCCCACAGCTTAAATGGATATCCCGGAGAAGTTTTCCTATTAATGGGTTTCAGCTTCAGGTGAGGGGGGGGGGCCACGGCGTCTTCAAAAGTAAGAATACTCTTGTCGTAACCAGTGGTTTGCTCAAAGAATGGTTTGGTAGCCATCTCAACAATGGCATCAAGATTCTCTATCTCACGAAATTCGGCGGGGGACTGGTATGCCTCCATAGCTCTTGCCATGGGGTATACCGTCTCATCACCGACTTTCTTGGGGTAGAGAATCGCTGGTGCCGTTGGGGAGGGTCCGAAAATCTGCGCATCCTGTATCGGGGACTTCTTTATCTTGCTCTTTGTGGCAATGTTGACTGGCTGGTCAACAATGCCAATAGGCAGAAAAGAACCAGCCACGATACCAGCCTGCGCAAGCATCTGCTCCTCATCTTTGGAAAGAACGCCAACATTTACCATGTTGTCGTACTTCATACCAAAGACGAAGCTATCAGTGTACGTGTCAAGGTTGGAACGAGCCTCATAAATGAGCTCGCGGGAAATGACAGTGGCATAGCCGCTCCTGGAAAGGAGGTTGGATTTGCCGGCCACATGGATCCCAATGAGACCTGACCCTCCATAATAACGGGGGTCGAAAAGGCTGAGGGGTGCTCCACAGTCTCCTGCTGAGGTTGGGGCCGTGTACTTACACAGACCCTGCACTTCACCAAGGTCCTTCACTGGCACACCTGTCGGGACATAC